AAGAACATGGAACTATGATGCAAATCGAATTCTATGAAGTAATTAAGTAATACCAATAGGCACATTCGTAGGGATATGAGTGTGCCAACTAATTTATTAACTAACTAAAACTAAAATCATGAACACATCAAAATCAGTACTAGTATTTGTATCATTGTATATATTACAATGGGCATTACTAACAGGAATTGTTACATTTTCATCAGGAATAGCATTCAAACAAGCTATGGTTCTGAACCCAGTAGGAGTTTATATGATTCTATTAGGATGGGTTGTACCTGTAATAGTAGCATTAGATTACAAGGAGTGGGCCGATAAGAAAGCCTACCAAGCACGAGTAGACCGAGAGTGGGCAAGAACCCTAGAATCTTGGAAGTAATAACCTTTAATAAATAAACCATGAGTTACAAGACAGAAATGACTAAGACCGAACTGACTATGCACATCAAAACTCTTATGGATAGACTAGAGGGTGCTAACAGTGTAATATTATTGTTACACAAACAAGTGTCTAGGCTAAAAGCTAATGGAGACGCAAAGCAGATAGAGATTAACAAGATGAGACAAGCTAAGTGGGAAACCAGAAGGCTTGCTGAAGACTTGCCACCTCAAGACTGCAGTACATTATAATAATACCAAGTTCCTAGCCCTTTGTGGTACACTGTAAATAGGACCGACAGCCGATGAGTGTGAGGGCTGTCAAAATATTCAATACACTCGTTAACCTTTTAGGCTACGGGCGATAACCCATGATAACGCGGGTGTATTGAAAATCTTAAGTTATTTCCTCACATACGAACCCATTGGTTCTAGAGGGAGTAACTACAAGGCTTATCATACCAGGGCGGATTAGCTGATGCTTTAGTGGAATGATAAGTCATAAATTACTAGTCAATAAAAGCAGTAGTGGCTACCTGCGGATAAATAATGATAAATTGAAGGTGGAATAGTTAGACTATTCGTAAGCCCGAGTGTATGTAAATGCATACAATAGATTTATAATCGTAGCCTTGACTAGTACCTTATTATTATTATACTTGCATGGAATGAACATGACGATGCTCAGACTTGGTGTTTAGTTAACAGCCACAAAACACGCATATCCTACAAGGTAGGAAGTGCAGACTTTTAAGGTCGGTGCAAGTATAATATATTATAACAGCATTACGAGTGACAGAGTAATTAACTGTCGGCACGGTGGAAGTCCGATCCTGTAATTATGGTAGATGCATGCTTTAATGCAGGAAAATAGCTGTTTATTATACTCCCCATTCGATGAACAATAATGTTCTAGGGGAGAATTGTACTTTTGTGAATTAACAGAATGCCTGGAACCCATCGTGGTGTAAAGGTCGTAAGGTTGGGATACCCTACAAAAGTATATTATTAACGAATGGGAATATGATTAAGCTTGTTGCCCATCCAAGCGTATGAAAATATAATATAGGTACCTCTAGCACCTACGGGTAGTGAGGAGGGCGGTTGAACTGATAAACTAGACACCGATGAGTCTAACTATCTTACCTTAAGCAGGGAATAAGCTGATTTGTGAGACAGAATTGACCCACTGTACGCAGAGTGCAATATGAAAGTTTGGTCGACCATGTTGTGAATGATTTGCTAGTTTAATATAAACTAGGCCCGTCAACCGGGGAAACGGTAATGTAAGTGGCACGATTACTTACAAGGCAGGATTAATTGCGGGGCTCATTAGTGGGCTCCCTTCCTGTTTTATAAAATTAATATTAACCAATTAAACTTAAAGAATGGAATTTACAATAACAAGATTTACAGAAGGAGAAGAAGTAGAAAGCTTAAGAATGGAAGATCTAACACTAGTTGACGCTGTAGATGAGCTACTATTCTATCAAGTAATATCAAACAAATTTACAGAGAACAAGTTGTTCACTTACCTAAGAGGAATCAAGGTAGGATCAACAGTTAAACAGGGTAAGTCCTATCAACAAATAAGAATCACTAAAACTAAATAAGATGACAAAAGCAGAAAGAAAAGAGCTATTTAAGTTTAGCGAATTAGAATCATCAATAATAGAAGACGCAGTATATCTTCACGTACATGATTTACAAGAAAGCTTAAAAAAGAAGGAGACCGAAGGAGGAGGAAGACGACTGCTTATGACACCAGAGTACCTTAAACAAGTTGAAGACAATATAATTCTGAAACTACGAAACTTTTCAAGAGAATAGTATGGAGCAAGAAGTATTTGATTACTTAGACTTTTTAAGAGAGTCAGGAGTAATAAACATGATGGGTGCAACACCATACATCATGGATGAATTCGATACGGACAAATTAGAGGCCCGTAGATTGTTAACCAAGTGGATGAAATCTAAAAGATAATGTTAGATACGATAAGAGAGGTAGTTGAAACTGTGACCATGCTTGATATAAGTAAGGTCACAAGGAAAAGAGAATACATACTCGCAAGAGCGTTGTATTTCTACCATGCCAGAAGGGTAACAGGAAGAAGTCTAGAGGCTATAGGCCGAACAATGCACGGGAAAGGACATGATACAGTAATACATGCGTTAGCTAAATTTGACGAGTATTACCAAGGTTATAAGTTCTTTAGAGATAGTCACTATCAAGTGTGCAAGATACTAGAAGACATAGATAAGACTGTTGTTTTAGAAGAAGACGAATCATTAGTTGGTGTAATAAAAGACCAGAACAGGATTCTTCTTATGAAGAACGCAGAACTTAAAGAACAGGTAGCAGAGCTATCTGAAATAAAACAACATGAAAGAGAAAATGACATAATGACAATGCTTGAAGGTGTACCTGAAGAGCGTGTTCAGTCATTTATTGATAACCAATTGCGAACATTTATACTGTTAGAGAAATCTAGAGTAGTTCAGCAGTACAAGAAAGACCAGTTATGAACATAAGAAAAGCGAGTGAAGTCTTAGAAGAGCAAATGTATTCTGATACACGTCTAGCAATAGAGATACAGGATGCAGCTAATGATAAAAGATGCAAAGCGTACGTAAACATAGAGCTAGTTACACCAGAACAAGTAATTAAGCTAAAAGAACTTGGCTATAGTTTATATAATACAGGTAGTAGGTTAGAGATATCCTGGGAATACGCACAAGATGTCGATTAAGAGACAAGAAACTAAGACATTGATTACGAAACCCAACAATAATAGTGCTAATGCAATTGCACCTAACATTATTTATGGTTGCTTCGGAGGATGTGTCGGGACGTACTGTTATATGTCTAGATTTAATGGTAAAAGAGTATTTGTTAACACAAATGTTGATGATATAGTATCATCAGTATTTAAGTGGGCTGATACTTATAAGAAAGAACCGGATCAACAGGATCCAGTTTACAAAATGGTAGATGTAGCTTGTAATACAGATTTAGTTCTGATGCAAAAGCATTTACCAATGCCGTTAGAACAGTACCTAAAGATGTATGATGACCACAGTGAGGTCAATACAACTATGGCTACTAAATATCCAGGTCTTCTAAAGTTAGATGTTAATCATTTTGACAAGAAACCAAGGGTACGAGTTAGCTTGATGCCGCAATCTTATTCTGATATACTAGAGCCAAAAATGCAAAGCATAGAGTCTAGGATCAGAGATATAGACAGACTTAAAAAATTAGGATGGGAAGTACATATAAACTACTCACCTGTGATTATTTACAAGAACTTTAGACAAGAATATTATGATTTGTTTGAACAAGTAAAGAATGTAGCAGGAGTTAACAAATGTGAAGTTATATTTTTAACTAATCATCCCATGCAAATGAAGAGAGTAAATGGATTAGCCTCAGAAATGATGGGCAAATCAAATCAAGTAAAGAATGCTGGTGGAGTGATGAGATATCCACTAGATTATAAAAGAAAAGCAATTAATATATTCAAAGAAGAGTATGCTAAGTTCTTTAATCTCGAAACAATTAGATATATATTTTAACATAAAAACATAAGAAAGAATGACAGGAGAAATGATAAAACCAGTAATACAGAAAATAAAGAAAGCAGAGCTTAAGAAACTATTAGAAGAAAAGAATTTACTAGAATTTAACAGAGATATACAGCCAAGACACGTAGAAAAGATGAGAAACAGTGTAATGGATTGTGGAATACTTAGGCTTCCTGTTATAGGAGACGTAAGTGCTTTTGATTCTAGAGGTAAAGTAATTGTAGATGGTCAGCATCTATGTAAAGCATTAGTTACCGGACCAAAAGGAGTTAACAGTGTTGTTGACGTTATAGTTAAGACATACGAATCAAAGAAACAACTTATTGATGACATATCTAAACTAAACAATACACAAAAGTCTTGGAATGATGAGAATTATTTAGAAGCTTGGTTTAAGTATGGTAAGACAAACTATAGTCATTTTACACAATATTACAAATTATATGATTTGTATAACAATAAGTACGATGGTTTACCATGTGGTTTACTTATTGACTTGTATGCTAGGTCTAAATCAGGATTTAGAGAAGGTACTCTTGAATTTAGAGACGAACAATTTAGTGACAAGCTAACTGATTTGTGTTTTGAACTACAGACTAACCACAATAAAGCATCATTTGCATTACACGGATTAAGAGTGTGGGCTTTTGACAGATTAAACTCTAAAAAGACTATTGATTGGACAAAGCTTAAGTCAAGATTGACTAAAGCTCTAAGAAATGGAGAAGATAAAAATATACAAGGCAGAGAAGACTTTAGAGACTTTGTTGCCGAAATATACAACTTAATATAATAACAATAGACACATCAGGAGGGATCTTGGTGTGTCAACTAAAACAAGAAAAAAGAATGATGAAAAGTGATTGCTGTGGAGCTGAACCAAGTAACTTAAGCGAAATGAAATGTGCAGAATGTTTGGAAAACACCTGCTTTACAGAAGAGTTTGCTGATGGAGATGTAATAAGACACATCCCTGCAGAAGATTTCTCTGAGTGGTTAGAAAAAGTAGACACAGTAGATATTAAAATAGAAAAACTATGAAAGAAGAAAAAATTACAAGACAAGAGGCCCTTAAGAAAATGGGGAAGTATGCAGCTTTTACAGCGTTAGGAACTATGATAATGCTAAGCCCTAAACAGGCTCAAGCTCATTCCGTAAATGGTGGAGGCCATGGAATCCACGGTACAGGACCTCACGGAAACAGTGGTGGAAATAAAGGATACTTTAGAAAAAGAAGAAAATAATAATTAATCAACTAAAACTTAAAATTATGAAAATGAATAAACCAAGTAAAAAAGAAAAAGCATTAGAAAAGATTGTACAGCTAATATGCGTAGCAATAACAGTGTTTGGAGTACTGTTGTTTGGCTCATGTGAGCCAGCAGGATGTTTAGTGTGTGAATACCCATACGTAGACGGAGTTCAGACAGAAATATGTTACGAATACGATTGTAATGACGTATATTATAACTTAGAATCTAACAAATCAAGTACATTAACAGGACAGTACTTAAACTACGAGACTCTTGTAGATGGAGTACCTACCGAGCGTGATTTTGTTGCTTATTGGGAGTTTACTCCTAATGCAATTAGATTTCAAGAGGATTTTGAACAAGGTAGTGGAATAGTAACTTACAATCAAGTTGCAATTAGTAGATACGAAGGCAACACTTTGTATACACTAGCAGGTACAACTGAAATTCCTTACGAATTTACAATAGAAGACAATGGAGATATTATTATAACTCACATGTCAGGAGATTACGTAATTACATACAAACTGTCAAATTAATGGCAAACCCAATAGGACATTTAAGTCACAAGAAATTTAGTGGCTTAACACAAGCAGACAGAATAGATGTATGTGCAGCCTATAATGATTTTAATAAATACCCGGACATGAGAAGTGATCCGGGTACTTTTAAATTAGAAAGATTTTGGGACTCATGGAATTACGAAGGAGACGGTAAATATGATGCCGATATAGATTATATTAACAATCAGAGAGATCTGGGCTTGTTAATAACTAAAGACAAGTAATATGAAAAAGAAGATAAAAGCAGCACTAATTTGGCTATCTTTGCTTCCCTATAAAACTATAGAAATGGATAACGGAATAATCGCCAAAATATATAGGAACGGAAGGATATTAGCTAACGAAAGGAACAAGAATTATGACAAGCACAAAAATACTTAGATTGATTATAGCTGCACTTACTATTATTTGGATGTGTAGTTAAAGTAAATTAATATGGTAACAAAGACAGAAAGTAGACACGAGAAGACTAAAGAGAGAATCTCTAAAGTAATTAACAGAAGTAAAGCGTGGAGAAGACGCAGAGCTACAAAAAACTAAAGAATGAAAACATCAAAAACATCAAAAACAAGTCCAGAAAAAGAGCCTGCAGCAGCATTAGCTCAAATACCAGTAGATGTGCTTAACCAAGTGTTAGGATATCTTTCAGACAAGCCATTCAAAGAAGTGCAAGGCTTGATAGTAGCTATTCAAGAAAACTCTAAGCTAATATAATTATGTTAGGAGAAGCAGAAAGAAAAATGGAATCAGATGACCCTACGCTAAGAGCAATAGGGTTTGGTCAAATGCACGTCATAAAAGCTATAAATAAGCTTATACAGATTGACGGGGAAAAAATGACTGACGGAGAGTTAGTCGATGAAATTTATCAATTAATTAACGAATAAATAATATGAATTTAGAAATGTTTAAAAATTTAATGGAAGCGATAATCATCTTAGTAGGTGGTTATCTTTTAGTAAGTACTGTTATCTATCTATTGAAAGAAAGAGAACTTACTTGCAACCCAGCAGAAGCTGAGGTAGATTGTGATTGTAGAGTATACTTCAATAAGAAGAGAAACTACTATTACGCAAAGGCAAGAGATGCCGCAGGAGACTTACAATACGTCAAGGGTTCGTATGCTAAGTCTGAAGAAGAATGCTTATCTCTTTGCAAAAGAAATTGTAGCTGTTCAGCTTAATTTCTAAAATTATGTGTTGGTGTAAAAAGTAAGCACATCCTGTCAAAGCAGGAAGGAAATGGTTCACAACCATTACACATATCATTGTCCGGCATAGATCGGACAGTTTAGTTGGTTAGTTTATGGGGGAGTTGGAGAACTTCCCCATTTTTTATACGCCAGACTTAACAAAAAACAATTATTAACTAACAACTAAACTTATGAAAAAAACAGTAAGGAATCTTAAAAAAGGATTCACAGTAGAAATCAAATCAGCTCATGGCACATGCCGTGGAGTTGTACAAGGAACATCAGAGTCATTAGTAATATTGACACTGTTAAAGCCAATGACAAGTGAGAAGTCTCACAGTTATCATTGGAGTACAGGAGAATTAAAGTCATTCTTGTACAAGGATATGATAAGTCTGAAGAGACTAGACTTTAACCAAGTAAACTAACAATGTCTACACGTAGTAGATAGGCCGTATGGGTCGAAATATCATTCGCTGAGATGTGGATGGGCAGCATGTAGATGCCTTTATGCAAGAAACTGTATAAAGTAGTCGGATAGATAAGACAATGTACAGGGGATCCATAGGGGTCCCCCATTAAATTAAAAAAGTGAATTATTAATCAATTAAATATATAAAAATGAGTAAAATCGAAGAAAAGTACGACAAGATTGCAAGCAAAGTAATCAAATTTGCAAAAAAAGCAGACAACATGCCAGGAGGAAGGTCTCTTGTATTTGTTAGCGGGAACGCTAAAGGAACAGACACTTCAATCGTTGCAGGAGACTTAGAAGTTATTATTACAGCACTAACAGAGGCTGGATTAAAGGACGAAAAGAATCTTGGAAAAGTTTTAGTTACAGTTGGATTATTATTAGGAGAAAACTCTGAATTTTTAAGAGACTTTAGCTTTAATATGATACAGGAACGTCTTGCAGAGATAAGAAGTGAGCAAAAAAACTAAGCAGGATTTACAGAGAGATTTAATACAGAGCAGAGCAGTAATTTCATCAACCAAGCATAAGCATTTGGTTTTGGAATGGAGCACTGGTTGTGGAAAGAGTTTAGCTTCTATTAAAATAATAGAGGCTATTCTCAAAGACAACCCGTCAGCTACAGGCTACATAGTATGTAAGGAGAGCACACACAAAAAGAATTGGATAGATGATGTTAAGAAGCATGGTTATGGCCATATATTAAATAACATAACTTTGTTATTGTATGCATCAGCCAAGAAGATGAGTAAGTGTGATTTTATAATACTAGATGAATGCCATGGATTAACTCCTAAAAGGATGGCAGTAATAAAAAACTTTGTTGACAAGAATACCGCTGTAATATACCTATCCGCTACAATTGAGAAGCAGAAAAAGTATTTAATTTCTGAAATCGCAAGATATACAGAAAAGTATTACAAGATATCTTTGTTAAAAGCAATAGAGTTAGAATTACTGCCTGAACCTGAAATTGTTATTCACAGGGTTAAACTTGAGAACAACAGTACAAGGAACAATGTATTCTTAATGAAGAAAGGTACAGCCACGAAAGCACACAAAGCAGAATGTGATTACCATCAGCGATGGGACGTGTTTGGCAGGTACCAGAATATACATTTAAGCGTACGTTGTAACGAGCAGGAGTATTATGATTTAATTACAGACCAGATGAACTATAATCTAGAAATGTCTAGATCTGGCCCAACAGCTATGAGGACGCCATGCAAAAATAAGTTTCTAAACCTTGGTTCAAAAAGGAAGAAGTTTATTGCAAAGGCTAAGTCAGCAAAAGCTAGGAGGCTTGTCGAAGAGTTTAGGTCTGAATCATATAGATTCGTATGCTTTACAGGTTCTATAGAACAATCTGTAATGCTTGGATCAGAGAGCTCTGTAAATTCGAAGAACAGCAAAGAGTACAACCAGGAATTGATTGACTGTTTCAACAGGCAAGATTGTTCTGAGTTGTTTGCTGTTAAGATGTTAAGGGAGTCTGTAAATCTTACAGACATACAGAAAGGAATTGTAGTTCAGCTAGATAGCACTATAGGTTCTTTCTACCAAATGCTAGGTAGGTGTTTGAGGCATGAGTTTCCTCAAATGCATTTATTAATATTGGAAGACACTCAGGATGAAGTATATTTTGCTTCAGCAATGAAAGATTTCGATCTAAAATTTATTAAAGATGAATAAAGTAGAGATTGACTTTGATACGTTGAGAGAAAACAATCTGTCCATAAATGAGTATTTAGCTTTGTATAATGTAGTGTGTGGTAATTGTGTAGCAGAATTTTTTGTTGCAGAACAATCACATCTAGATTCGTTAGAAAAGAAAGGTTTTATAAAGATAATAGGCAACAAGACTGCTCTCAGAGAGTCTGCTAAAGATCTATTTAAGATAAAAGAAGACTATTTCCTTAAGTGGTTAAATTCTTACCCGATAAGAGTAAGAAAGACCACAGGAGGCTCAAGAGTTCTTAGTCCAGCATCTGACGAGACTATAGAAGGCAAGAGACTTAGAAAGAAATGGAAAGCTATGTTTAAAGGGAATCCTAAAGCTGAAGAGAAAGCTATAAGAGTCCTTGAGGCAGAAGTTCTAATGAGAAAGAAAGCTAATGACTTAGAATATATGGTCGAGGCTGCTAGATGGCTAAATGGAGGCTATCACGAGAAGTACGAATACTTGCTCGAAGAGAAGACTGACGTTACTAATGGTATCGTAGACAGTTATGAAGAAGATTGGAACTAACTTAATGTAGAGAAGATGGAAGAAGAGAAGAATATAGGTAAAGTACAGCAAAGGGTTGATCAGTTAGTTGGAATAAAAACAGATAAAGACAGCGGTAAGTTGTTTTGTGTGCCATTCCAGAACTATCCTAAGCTTGCTACATCTATACCAGGAATTGTTCCTGGCATGATTACAATGATAACTGCAGGTTCAGGGGTCGGTAAAACACAAGTAACTAAGGCACTTGCTGTTCGAGAACCTTTAGAGTACGCAGTTAAGCACGGACTTAAGATCAAGATATTTTATTTTGCTCTGGAAGAAAGTAAGCAAGAATTTATTGACACAATGATATGTAACTATGTATCTCAGAAGACAAACACAAGAATTGATATACTTACGTTGCAGGGTTATAGAGAGAAATCTATAGATTCTAAGACTTTGTTATTGATTCAGACTTATGTTGAAGAGATAGAAGAGTTGCTTGAAAGTGTGGAAGTAATAGATTCTGTTTATAATCCAACAGGTATTTACAAATATTGCCGTGATTACGCAGATAAGAATGGTACACATACATTTGAAGACAGAGAATTTATCAAGAAGAAGAAGGATGGCACAACAGAGACAGTTAAACACAAAGTTTACTCTAACTATACGCCAAATGATCCTAATCAGATAAATATTGTTATTGTAGACCACATGAGTTTGCTTACGCCAGAAAAGAATAAAGATTCTGGCTATATGATGAATCAACATCAGACTATGGCACATTGGAGTACTAATTATGCGTTAAAGCAGATTACGAAACATTGGAACTGGGCTGTTGTTAATGTTATACAGCAAGAACAATCAGGGGAACGAGAACAATTTACTTTGAAAGGTGATAGTATACAGAAGAAAACAGAACCATCATTAGCAGGATTCGCCAATAACAAGGAAATTCAGCGTGATGCAAAAGTAGTCTTAGGTGTATATGCTCCAGACAGGTATGGATTCGAAGAGTATCATGGTTATGATATAAGAAAGATGCGAGATACATTCAGGGCCGTTAAGGTTTTGAAGAATCGTTTTGGTCCGCCAAATGCGTATCATCATTTCTTATTTGACGGTGCAACAAATAGATTTAAAGAACTGCCAAAGGCAAGTGAGGGTCACTTAATGACGAAGTTTTATCAAGCTTCTGATATTTTGCTAGGCAGAACTAATTAATTAAAAAACAAAAACAAATGGGATTAGATATGTATGCGTACAGACGCAAAAAAGGAGCATCTAAGAAAGATCCTGAGCAAATTATGTATTGGCGTAAGCACAATAGATTGCACGGGTGGATGGAGCAGTTATGGAGAGAAAAAGGAAAAAATGTAGAAGGAGATTTTAATTGCGTAAGACTTAGACTTAAGATGAAAGATCTCAATAGGTTAGCTAAAGACATTGCTAATCAGAATTTTCCTGAAACTAAAGGATTTTTCTTTGGTAGTGATTCTTATGAAGACTATGTTGAGTATTATATGGAAGATGATGTAGAATTCCTTTGGGCAGCTTATTCAGCTATCGAACAAGGAGATAGAGTGTACTATGATAGCTGGTGGTAAACCTAACCTGATTGGGATATCAGGAAAGATGGGATCAGGAAAAGACACATTGTCTATTGTGATAAACTATCTTGCAGACAAATTTGCACCAGAATCTATTGCTGATTGGGAACAACCTGTTAGTGAGTTCACTTATGTAAATAAGAAATATTCTGAAAAGCTAAAGTATATGGTTTGTTTTCTTCTTGGTTGTAGTAGATCTGATTTAGAAGACAGAGAGTTTAAAGAGAAAGAGCTTGGAGAAGAGTGGGACGGATTAACGCCTCGTAAGCTTCTACAACTTTTGGGCACTGAAGCAGGTAGACATATCATTCACCCTAATATTTGGGTAAATGCTTTGTTTGCTGATTATGTATGTGATGACTGTGGACAACAAGAATGTCCAACAGATGAAGAGGATACAGGTCAAATGATACATCGTTCTTTTCCAGATTGGATAATAACAGATGTTAGATTTCCTAATGAAGCTCAAGCAATTAAAGATAGAGGTGGTATTCTTATAAGAATAAACAGACCTCAATATCTAGACAATGGATTAGTTATTAGGAAAGATGAACACCTTTCTGAAACAGCTTTAGATGATTACGATGAGTTTGACTATGTGATAAACAACGACACAAATAGTGTTCAAGATCTTGTAGACAAAGTTAAACAATTAAAAATAGTGTAATATGCATATAGAGAAGGTAGGTTACGTAGGTATTAATAGATCTGACAGAGAAGAAATAGAAGAGTGGATTGACCAAAGTGGTTTAGCTTTTTATGATTCTCATGAAGACGAGATAATTACAGATGTGGACGCCAAGTCCTTGTTAGAGGTGGGAGGAACTTTTATATCAGTAGATGATGTATATGACCTAATTCTTAATGAGTGTGACGTGGTTAAATTTTATTATTAACAATTAAAATAAAAGAATGAAAAAAGTAGAAGATGAAGTTTTAGAAGACAACTTTACAGAAGGAGTTTACAATCATGATGCATTTACATCAGATGGTGACGCTTGTGGATTTAGTCAGACAGGATTCAACGAGAAGAATGGAACAATGAATGGTATTGTCTCAAGTATTGATGGCAATAGAAATTTTGTTTCCCAGCTCGCTGAGCAACTAGAAGCAAACTTTACACCAAGAGAGATAGTATTCATGGCAGCAAAGCTATCTTATGTAAACATGGTAAATGAATTTGCAGCCAAGCAAAAAGAACAAGAGTAATGGAATTACCTTTAGTAAGAAGAAAAGCCAAAAGATTAGATTCTAAGAGGTTATTATTATTCGGTGCACCAAAGTGTGGTAAAACTACAATTGTGTCTCAACTAGAAGACTGCCTTATCGTTGATATGGAGCAGGGTTCTAATTACGTTGAGGGTATGATCGTAGAAATCAAGACTATGGCGGACTATTCTGCATTAATCAAGGCTCTTAAAAAAGCTAAAGATGAAGCAGGAGGAAAAGTACCTTATAAGTACATCTGTTTAGACACTTTAACAGCTTTAGAGGAGTTATCTCTATCTCTAGCAGTTAAGTTATATCAGAAGACCTCAATGGGTGTAAACTTCACAGGAACTGACGTAAGGACGCTTCCTAATGGTGCTGGTTATTTGTATACTAGACAAGCATTTTTCAAGATGCTTAAGCCACTAGAAGAGTTTTGCGATACCTTAGTTATGGTAGGTCACGTAAAAGAAAAAGATGTCGTAAAAGAGTCTGGTTCATTTACAGAAAAGTCAATAAACTTGACTGGTAGAACAAAAGATATTCTTTGTTCATGGTGTGACGCTATTGGGTTGGTATATAGAGATGAGAACAAAACTATAATAAACTTTGCTCCATCGGAGTCGTTGGTTGCAGGTTCAAGACAGAAGCATCTTATAGGACAGCAAATTGAAGTTGCAGTAAGTGATGAGAATTATGACATCACTGTTGATTGGAGTCGTATCTTCATAGAAGAGAAGACTAAAGTAATTCCTGCTTCAAAGGAAAAGTAAATTAGTATAAATTTTAAATTTAAGAACAAATGTTAAACATTGTATTCGGTTCAATCAAGAAGATTGCACCAGCTGCTATTCAGCAGTTTGATTTCCCCTCAATGAAAGTTGAGAAGAACAGAGGAAAAGGCACCACCCGAAGAGTATTATTCAATAAGTCTGCTTGCAGATTGCTTGAACTAGATGCTGGTGGAGTGCAAGAACTTTTGTTTGGTTTTGCCCAGCCACAACAAGAAAATGAGGCAAGATTATTTGTAGTTAACACTGCAGAATTCATAAAAGAAGTAGAAGACAAGACATACAAGGTGTCTAAAAACTACGCTTCTTATGATGATAGCAAAGAGAAAGGTAAAACTATCTCGTCAACACAATTGTGTAATGAAATTAGACAATTTGTAGCAATAGGAGACGCTACTGACACAGACTACGAAATAGTACTTCATGACGAAAGCGGTGAGGCTCCAATTTACGAACTAGTAAAAGTCGTAGATGCTCCTGCTCTTGAAGTGGATTGTGATGATTGTGAAGATGAGTGTGAAAGTGCATGCCCTGTAGAAGATGAGCCTAACGAAGAGTTAA